CTTTTTTAGATTCGGAAACTCCATTCTTTTTCAAGTATCTTTTCATGAAATTTTTATCAAGAAAAGTTTTTTTGTGAGAATCTACTTGTCTGTATGCNTTATGAACTTTATTNTATAAATCACGATATTTTTTCCANCAATAATTGTCCGGATGCGTTTTTTCGTAATGATATATTAAAGTCCTATGTCTGCGAATAACTTTTGAAATAACTGAATGTGAAATCCCTTCTTCCAGTCTTGCAATCATTGAAGCAACCATTCTCGCGACTTGGAGGTTTTGTTTTCTTGAGAGAGATTTTAAAGAGTTTTTTTCAAGCCCTGCAATATTTGTAGTCAAATCACATATTTCAATAAAATTTTCAGTATCTGTCATTTTTAAAACGGCAAATCAGAATCCTCAGAAGTAACAAATTTAGGATTTGCAATTTTTGAAATTGTTTCTTTTAAATTTGATTTTTGATTCTCCGGATGAACTTGTGCGTTTTTATTTGCGAACCAATATCCGTCAATAGTTGTGTAATATTTTCCGTTAAATTCGCGAGAATATACATTGCATGAAATGTCAATTGTATCACCTTCCTGGAATTTATTCAATGAATTAATCTTTGCTTCGCCAAACGCATTCACCAATACTAACGGATTGTAATCATCACCGGTATCGATTAAAACTGATTGTTTTTTCCATTCTTTTCCGGCTTTTGATTCTCCACTTTCTAGTGGAAGTATTTTGTTTATTTTTCCATGTATATCCATTTTATTTCTTTTTTTTATATAGTTCGTAATTTAATTTAGGAATCCTGCAAGAAATTAAACTCAGTTGGTTTTGAATCAATCCGTAGGTTTTTCCTTCAATTTCTTCTTCCTTTAATAGTTCGAGTTTTCCTAACTCTAAGGTTTTCAGAATATTTTCTGCAAGACCTTCCTTATTTGTTATAGTAACAAATTTTCTTTCTTTTTTTTCTTTCTTTTTTGTCATTTTATAAATTAATTAAATTAGTAAAAAAGAATCTGAAAGAGGAATTGTAATTGTAACAAAGTATAACTGCTGAGTTATTAATTAAATTACTAACCTCTTTCAAATTCTTATCTTTTGAATTCTTCTGATTCATCTTCGGAAAATACACCGAGTTCGTAAAATCCAGTCAGTTTCAAAACCGCTCGACTCATTGCACGTTTTTCGGCCATTTCCATTACATACCAAGAGTTAGTTGTTCCGGATTTGAAGTCTCCTTTTAATGCAGAACCGAAAGTTTGAATTTCAACTTCGGCTTTTGATGCTTGGGCTTTTACCACACAAAAATCTTTCTCGCATTTAATAACTTCGAAAGTCATTCCAATATCCTCCAACGCCATGATTTTTTCGATACCGGAACGAGTGATGATGATATAATGTTGATGTTTAAAGACATCGTCTTTTGTGAGATTGTATTTTTGATACTTTTCTCTTAAAATTTCTGTTTTCATTAGATTTTTAATTTAAGTTAATACTCTGCAAATATAAAAAAATTATTCACAAAATTCTGTTTATTTCGACTTAATATATCGAATTAATTGTTTTTTAATATATTGAATTTGTTCTTTGTCAATCCATTCCAGAAAATTGAATGCATCAAAACAAAGAGTAAAATCTTTTCCGTATTCATCTTTTCCGCGAAGATACAATTCGTTTTCTACGCATTGAAAAGTATTGATTTCATGCAATCTTTTGGAAATTTCTTTTTCTTGTTCTTTTTCTTTTTGGTATTCTACTCTTTCGGCTTTTCTTCCATTCTCGAACGCTTTATCGTAAAGATTACCGAGAAGTTCTTTTTCAGAAGGAGAAACAATTCCAGAATCTTTTTCAAGTTCCGGCATTTTCATCAAATCTTTTTCGAGTTCTTTTCTTGTTTTTTCAGACATTTTTTTTATTTTAAGTTTATAATTAGAGGTTTATTTTTGTTTTCTTCATACATTTTTTTGTATTTTTTCAATTTGATTCTTACTTCCTTATTAATAGAATCGGCTTTTTTTCCGTAAATATCATACCAATACGAACCTTTTTTCTCAACTTTGAAATTATAACATTCGTCAAGATTTAATTCTGTTCGATTGCAGTATTCGTCTAACGCTTTTTCAATTTGATTCTCAGTTCCGTAAATTCTTATTGAAGTAGAGATTTCTTGAATATCATTGTCAAAAGATAGTAAAGAGGAGTTCCACGTTGAAATAGTTTGATACACTCCATTTGGATGAAAGTAAAAATCTTGTGCAATTAATTTATTTTTTTTCATCTTGTATGATTTTAAAGAAATTATCTTGTGCAACGTAATATTGGGTTTTTATTTCAATGAATAATTCTTTCAATATTTCAAAATTGCAATCGTTAAGTAAAGTTTTTCTTTTATCTTCTGAAAGTTCTTTCGCAAGAATAAAAATTTGACTTTTGCAATGATTAAGAAAAAGTGGATTTTCTTTTAATACATCCAGGATTGAAATAATTGCTTCGTCTCGATTTGTTGCTTCCAACATTTTGTAAGTATTTTGCATTTTTTTAATTTAAGTTAATAAAATAGTGTAAAAGGAACGCGAATTTCTTCGCGAACCTATGGTTTTAATTTGATTAAAATTGTATTATAATGAATGATTCTTTTCCGAATGGAATTACTTGAGTATTTTCTTCAATTGATTGCATTGTTGGAAAATCTTCTTCGTCATAATCTTGGTAAAATCCTTTCAGATTTTCGTATTCTGTATATTCGCAACAAATTGATATTGGGTCGAATTCAATTGATTCTCCAGTTGAATGTTCGTATTCTTCGAAGTATTCAAATAATGCAGTCAATCCGGAATAAGAAAAATTGTTTGGTCGGTTATTCTCGAACCAAGTTCGAAAATCGTAGATGTTGATTGTAGTTTTCATTTTGTAAAGTTTGGTTAGTTTTCGTTTGTTATTCAAATGTAATGTAAATTACTGAGAATCACGAACTTAACTTGTCTTTTTATGAAATTCCTCGACTACTTCCATCATTGCAAGTCTTCCTTCCAAGTCTTTTTTCATTTCGTGGAGTTTATCTTTTGAAAGATTCCACTTGTTCTGCAAAGGAAAAAAAAGCATTTCCTCTACTCCTTTTAAACATTTTTTTATTTCATTTCTTGTCATCTTATTATATTTTATGATTCAACCATTTGTGCGTGAAATTCACATTTACACATACCCACATATTCAATTTTTGAGATGCTTTTTCGTTTGCATCTTTTTCGGATTTAAACTTTGCAGTTTTTCCGTTTTTTCCTTTCATTGTATTCAAAGTTTCTTCATTCAATACAATCCATAAATTTGTTTTTTGCATTTTAGTTTTCTTTAGAAGGAAGGGTTTCTCACCCTTCCGTTATTATTTTGTGATTTCTGATGGAATTTGTTCGAATTCATTAATCAGATTTTCAAGTTCCAATTCTGAAAGATTGTAAAGTAAGAGATTTTCTCTTTTTGGATTCCTAGTTTCAATGTATGTACTTCCTCCATTTCCATCGTTCCAAATCGTTACTCCTTTTTGATTTGTTGTGCATTTATACCCTGTTCCTCTGCGAGTTTCAAAGTATTTTACTTTTGTGACTTTTAAATTTGTCATGATTTGTAGTTTTCGTTAATTTATTTGCAATCTTTATTTTCATAGGAAGTTGCATTTTTCCCGTTTTGATATATTCAAATGTAAGGTTAATTTTTGAGTCCAACGAACTTTTTATTTAAAATCGATGATTATCAGATACAAAAAAAGGAGAAAATTCTCCTTTCTTGTTAAGTTTTGTAGAGGTCGCTGAATGGAATAGTTTTTCTCTATTTCTTGTCGGAATTGCAATTCCTCACATTCGATTCGACTTTTTAAGGGTCTCAATCCTGGAAAGAATAATCGCGAGTTATTTTTCCAATCTACTACTTCTTTGTTTCTTTAAAAAAAGGTTCGAAAATCGTTTCTTTCAATTTGTTTTCCAATTCGGTTAGGTTAACTCCTTGAGTATTCCTTATCGAACCTTTTGTTTTTGCAGGGTTTTGTTTCTTCGTTTATAAATCATTCGTTGAATGATTGGAAGATTCTTCTGTTTTTTATCTGCTCCCTGCGTTTGAATCGTCTGAGTGATTCTTTCTCTAGTTTTTTAAAGGGGTCTGTCACCTGGTAGGATTGCTCTCCTGATTAGTTTTGGTTAGAAAGTTGCGTTCCGAAAGTTCCGATTTCATCTTTTGTCCCCCTTTGATGGTACAAATGTAAGGTGAATAAACGAGTCAAACGAACTTTTTTAAAGAAATCGTCTTTTTAAACCCTACAAAGAGTTTTAACTCTTATATAGAGTCTACTATTAGAAAAGATATAAAATGCAGTAGAGGGTGGTTAAAATGCATTTACAAAGGCATTAGAAGGTTAATTGGTATTTTACCATTGTTGAGAATAACCGCACAACCAACGGCAGGTTTTTTACCATATTTAGCGTAAGCCATTGCGTAAGATTCATGATTTATTCCGCAACCGACTTGAACTCCGAAAATTCTAAATTTTTGTCCAACAAAATTCTGAACATAACATTGAGTGTGAAGATGGCCTTGAACCGTATTCATTAAATCCGCACGGCACTTGGTAGATGCAGTTCCTCCTTCGCCATGAATATACTGAACGTCATCCTTGACATATCTTTCAACAAAATTCCAGGAAGGAACTTCAAGAACTTCTTTGTAAGATTTTATCCATTTTGAAGGAATCGCGGAGGTTTGGGCCTTTCGCATAATTAACCGGTCATGGTTTCCGATAATTACGGTTGCAACCGGAAACGCTTCGAACCACCTGGAAATTTTCTTGATTGCAACTTCAAGTTCATCCGCGCCGCCCATTCCATCCGCTGAAGATTCATGGTAAGACGTAAAGTGATTGTCGATAATATCACCAATAAAAACGACTTCATTACAATTCCATTTCTTGTATTGAATTATGCACCAGTCAAGATACTTTTCAAGACAAAATGGTTCATGTAAATCACCAATTACCAAAACGTTTCGAGTTTCTTTTTTACGCATTTCCTCCAGCGCAATAACTTCGTGCGGTTTTAATCTGTATCGATTATATGAATCCGGTTTTTTATTTTTTAGAAATGTCGGCAATACCTTGTCCTAAGATTAAAGTTAAAATTGCGTAATACAAATCTTTTGCGCTCGCTTCATCTACTCCAAGATAAGTTACAAGTGCAGGAATTACAACACTTGAAATTGCGTACCAAAATTTCTTGCTTTGCATCATTTTACCGATTAAATACTTCTGTAAGAATTTCTTCATTTTTTTTGTTTTAATTAATTAATAAGTCCAAATTACGTTTTCGTCTTTTTTATTATCAGAATCAACATGGATAAAAGTTTTACCAATACCGATTCGGTTGAATCCTACTTTCAATAAGGAATGTAAAATCAAATATCTTTCGCGAGAACCTACGTAATGAATATCCGCAGCCAATCCGAAAAGATGACTTGAACCAACTCGTCCTCCAACGATTTGATTGTGTTTTTTTGTTCTATAACCAGAATTTATTTTGAAAGGAATCCCTGCAAGTTCTCGTGCGGAATCTAGTTTTGTAAGAAAATCTTTGTCCATCTTTTTTCCACTTCCTTTGCTTCCTGGAGAATCAAACTCCGAATAACTAAAAAATTTCAAATTACCTTTTTTTTTCTTCCAATTCTTGCGAACTTAATTATAGTATAAGTGATTGCTAATATAAGAGAAACGAAAGTTAATATTTCGTTACAATCTGTCAAATTAAGTGCAATCGCGGAACTATTTGCGACCGCTACTTGAACCGAGTCTTGCATTGATTTCATTTTTTTTCTTTATTTTTTCAAGATAAGATTTTAATT